TTAAATCTCTGCTTATCCCGTGCTTTTTTCTTAGGGCATACGCTTGAGTGGGCCTTGCGACACTTGGCACAATACTTAGCAGGCTTAACAGGCATTAGCGCTTTAACTCTCTCTCGATCAGGCGGTCCAGCTTGGCATTAACCACTTTGATCTCGCTGTTGAAATCTCGCCTTAACAATGCGATCTCACCTTGAAACTCACTTCGAACGGCTTTGGCGTATTCAGCCTGATCATTGAGCCGTTGCTCCATGTGAGCAATCGACTGGGCATTGCGCTGGATGTCATTGCTTGTTGTTGAATAAGCGGTAAACCCAGCAGCGATAAAAGCACAAGCGGCAACAATGTGCCCAACAGTGATCGAACGCTCCACTTTCCATCCTTGATTTGCATTGAACGTTTGCCCACTCATCGTTTAATAATCTCTGAAATTTTCGGTGCCGTCTTCTCAACAGATCGTCCAACAACATAACCACCCAAACCAATCTGCAATAGCGTCCATGCTTGATCAGCCAGTCTAAACGCCAACAGGCCAAACGAATCACACACAACCAGCAATAAAAACGTGATCATGGTTAATGGCCGCCAATTGCGCTGCAACCAGCTCTGACCAGTAGCCTCAGCAGTAATAACCTTTGCTTGGGCATTCAATAACTGCTTTTCATAGTCGAGCATTTGCAGCGTAACCTCTGACTGCAAACTGAAAATCTCAGATTTAACAATCAGCTTCTCTTCTTCACTGGTATGCAGATCGTCAATCAAATCAGCAGCAGGCCTGAAAATGCCAGCAATAAACGACAAAACGCTCATTGCCATTCACCCGTTTTCATTTGCTCTGCAAGCTCAATCGCACGAGCGCCTACCTGACGCGCCCATTTGCTATCGAGCATCTCATAGCCAGCATGCTCATAATCACAACGAGAAACCGCTGCTAAAAACTTTTTAAAGCTGTTTAACCGTGGCAACCCAAGATTGAACAACATATTGATAATCACGCCCTTTCTGGCGTCGTTTAAACGATCGTAAAAAACAAACGACTTTGTTTCGTTTAGGCATTTGATGTAATCGTTATATAAAAATAAATCCGCTTCTGTTTGACTGATTCCATTTGAATCAAGATTGCGTCCATAGCCAATTGTCATCTCACCAGCCGAACATTCGTAGGGCATTAAACGCAAACCTTCATGCCTGCGCAATTGAGCTAAAACGTGCTTTTCCATGAAAAAAAATCCATAAAAAAAGCCCAACTCTTTCGAGCCAGGCTTTCTCAGTAATCAACAACCACTTTCGCGTATTTCAACCAAGTGCAAATGCACCTAACCGAAACTTACCTGAAATATTATTTGCGATTAGCAAACTCCGCAACCACTTTTTTGAAAAAAAATTCAAACACTGCAAAACAATCAATCAAATGAATGTCTGAAACCCCTTATTTTAAAGGCTTTACAGTGTTTTACTGTATGTAAAAACAGATCGAGTAATAGTCTTTACAAAAATAAAAACGTAACCTTTTTATCTCAAAAAGGTTACACATGAAATAAATCAGAGTAACGCCTAGTTAACTGCTGCCTCGATATTCCAACAAGCTTCGCAACGTTTGTTTTGCTCACTGGCAAACCCTGCTGCTCAAGGCGAACTATT